GCTTACTCCTCAGGCACTCGGATTCCATATGCCAGGCGGCGCGGAACTTCACTTATCAACAGGAGATAGAATACCTTGTTCTCAACGAATCCAGAAATCGCTTCATTGCAAACTTGGCTATATCTTTGGAAGGAAATACATTGGTACTCTTTCAGTACGTTGACAAGCACGGCAAAATTCTACACAAGCTTATAGCAGATAAGTTAGGACCAGAACGTAAAGTATTTTTTGTAAGTGGAGAAACAGATGTGGACATACGCGAAGACATTCGTAAGATCGTTGAATCGGAAACGCAGGCTATTATTGTTGCTAGTTTTGGTACTTTTAGCACTGGCATCAACATTAGAAATCTTCACAACATTATATTTGCTAGCCCTTCTAAGTCACGGATAAGAAACTTGCAATCCATTGGTCGTGGATTACGTAAAAGTGAGACGAAGGAATCAGCGCAGTTGTTCGACATTGCGGATGATATGCGATACAAGAAACATGAGAACTATACTTTAAAACACTTTGCAGAACGTATCAAGATTTATACCGAAGAGAAGTTCAGTTTCAAAGTATACAAGATTGAACTGAAAGGATAAACAATGGATACAGAAGTTCTATTTTTAAGATTGAAGAATGGTGAAGACTTAATAACTGAAGTCCAAGAATTGGACAAGACATATATATTGATGAACCCATGTAAAATATTGTATCTGAAAGGTTCTAAGACTGGTTATCTTTCCATATCTCTAATGCAATGGGTATTCGCAAGAATCTGTTCCGACCAGACATTTGAGATTGAAAAAAATGAAGTTCTATTCAAGACAATTCCAGAAGATACACTCACTGAACATTACTGGAATTCTGTTGATCATTTCTTGAACATGGAATCTAAGGACAAAGTTGAATATGATTCCATGACTGAATCATACGATGAAGAACCACCAATGACTACTGAAGAAGGTATTGAGCTTATCAAGAAGCTACTTGAGATTAAGTCTGACAAAGGAAAGTTACACTAATGCCAAAAGAGAAAAACATATATCTTGATCTTGAAGATGAAGATGATTTTGGATTTACATTTGCAGATGAAGGTGAGATACTAGAGGAAAATAAACAGTATTCTTCTTTACAGGAACAAGTTGACGATCTGAAGCAAAGACTTCAAGCCTTGAATAAGATATTCATGCCATTGCTAGAGAACTTATCTAAAGATCCAGATAAGCCAATGATCAAATGGCCTAATAGAAAGCCACAGATTGATAAGCAGATCAAGAAGCTTAAGACACTAACTAACGTCTAAGGTATAATTAAAGTTATTCATATCATCGCTGGCATAGCCTTTATACCACGTTGTCAAGCATTAGTCAAGGGAAAAGTGAATGAGACAGAAGAAAATTACAGTACATTATGTGGACAACAAAAAGTTCTATGATGAGATCCTGAAGTATAGGGAAAAATTAGAACAAGCAAAAGCACAAGGTAAAGAAGAACCACGTTTGCCAGAATACATAGGTGAATGCATATGGAAAATAGCTAACAAGCTTTCCACCATGCCTCGCTTCATAAACTATTCCTACAGAGACGAGATGATTAGTGATGGAATTGAAAACTGCATTATGTATTTCAAGGACTACAATCCAGAGATTGGACAGAATCCATTCGCATACTTTACTCAAATCATTTACTATGCATTCCTAAGACGCATTGGTAAAGAGGAAAAGAACAGATACATAATCTATAAGAACTATCAGGAAAGCATTGTGAATCAAGGCAATTCAGGCTTCTTGGTAGATGGTGATGATAACCATTTGATGCCGACTCAGATATATGATAACATCAATGAGTTTATGGAAAAGTTTGAGAAGAAAGAAGAAGAAAAGAAAGTTAAAAGAAAACAGACCAAAGAAGGTCTACAGAAATTTTATGAGGAAGAAGATGAGCAACGAAGTGCCATTTCAGGTTGAACACATTATCAATAGTCTGCTTAACCAAAAAGAAAATGTTCACTTAAGGCAGAACTACAGACAAAGATTGGTAAGTATCAAAGAAGCTATTGACAAATCAATCAAAAAGTACGATAATGAACTCTACATATCCAACACTAGGAAAAAAAGAGCGTGACGAAAGTTCTGATTATTACCGATACTCACTGGGGAGTTAGAAATGACTCCCCAGTTTTCCTTGATTACTTCAAGAGGAGCGTTGATGAATTTCTTATCCCGTATATCACCGAGAATGGAATTAAACATATCATTCATCTTGGCGATCTTGTTGACCGTCGGAAGTATATTAACGTTCTTACACATTCCAGGTTGAGAACTGACTTTCTTGAGCCTATCAATGAACTGTGTGAGATGCATATCATTGCAGGTAATCATGATGAGTATTATAAGGACACATACAAAGTCAATGCCCTTGATGAGTTTGTGTCTGAACGATATGATAACATCAAGACATACTCAACACCAACTGAGTTAGTCATTGATGGATGCAAGTTTTTTCTGTTGCCCTGGATCACGAAGGACAATGAGAGAAGTGTTTATGATGCTATTGAGTTAACCGCTGCTAGTATTTGCTGCGGCCATCTTGAACTCGGTGGCTTTGAGATGCAGAAAGGAATGTTATCTGATCATGGTTCTAGTCACAAAGTTTATGGACGTTTTGATAGTGTCTTTACTGGCCATTATCATCACCGTAGTTCTAGGGACAATATTCATTATATTGGTGCTTTCTGTGAGCATATATGGTCTGATTATAATGATCCTCGTGGGTTTATTGTCTTTGATACACAAACTCGGAATACCACTTTTTATCGCAATCCTTTCCGTGTGTTTCATATGGTGGCTTATGATGATGTGAAGAATCCAGATATCATAGAGAAGATTGCAGCTACAGACTATTCCAAGTATAAGGACACATACGTTAAGATTGTATGTGTGAACAAGACAAATCCTTTCGCATTTGATATGCTACTGGACAAGCTATACAAGGAACAGGTTGCAGACATTTCTATTGTGGAAGATATCAACTCATTCACTGATAACAACTCCGATGAACTGGTAGACGAAGCACAAGATACGCTTACCATTCTGGACAACTACATTACAAACTTGACTTTGCCTGTTGAGAATGATAAAATGAAACATTATATGCGAGAAATCTATACCGAAGCTTTGTCGCTGGAAACTATTGAATGAAATATTATTTCTATATACTTCTATTCTTTGCCATTATAACGTTTGCTATTTGGGCAGAAGTTGGTGTTTGGAATGAGTGTCGCGCAACAAATAGTTGGCTTTATTGTATGAGAGTGTTGAATAAGTGATTACATTTGAACTGATACGATGGAAGAATCTCCTATCTACTGGTAATGCGTGGACAGAGATTGAACTGAATTCTTCAAAGACGAATCTGATTGTAGGTGCGAACGGGCATGGTAAGTCTACCATTCTTGACGCACTTACTTTTGTTTTGTTCGGCAAGCCGTTTCGTAAGATCAATAAGCCGCTGCTAGTCAATAGCGTAAACAATAAAGATTGTAAGGCAGAGATTGTATTCAAGGCGTATGGTAAAGACTACAAGATTGTGCGTGGTATCAAGCCCAACATCTTTGAGATTTGGGTTGATGGTTCTTTGCTTAATCAGGACTCAGCATCCAAAGATTATCAAGAATATCTTGAGAAGTATATACTCAAGATGAATATGAAGTCTTTCTGCCAAATTGTCATTCTTGGTTCAGCATCGTTTGTACCATTCATGCAGCTAACTCCTGCTGACCGTCGTGCTATCATTGAAGACCTTCTTGACATTCAAATCTTCTCGGTAATGAACTTGCTCGTAAAGCAACGTTGGCAAGAGAACAAGGAAAGCGTTGAAAAGAATCGTATGCTTCTCAAGTCTGCACAGGACAAGAAAGAGTATATTGAACGCACTCTGGCCAATCTTAAGCAAAACAATGATGACAGATTGATGGAGCTGGAAAATCAGCTTACAGACTATCAAAAACAGAAGAAAGATATATTAGATAAAGTCTCTGCTATGGCAGAAGAAAAAGAAAAGTTGATTGATGATGTGTCTAATCTTTCTGATCTTCGCAAGTTATATGAAGAACATATCAAGTTGATTGCAACTCACGATTCTAACATGAAAAGATTGAACAAAGAAAAAGACTTTTTCAAGTCTTCTGACAATTGTCCAACTTGTAAACAAAAAATTGATGAAGCTTTCAAGTCTAATCGCATTCTGACTCTTGGCAATGAGATTATGTCTATCGGTAAAGAAGCTATGAGTCTTGAGAGTTATTCTCAGGATTTGATTGTGGTTATCAATAACAAAGATAATCAGTCTAAGCGCATTCAATCAATCAATACTGAAATCAAAGCTAGTAAGCAGACAATGATGCATATCGTTTCTGTTATGAACGACATTGAAGACAACATGGACAAGATTCGTAATGCAGACAAGATGGTAATGGACAGTGAATATGATTTGAAGTCTGCTGAAAACGAAATCAATCGCATGGAAGGATCACTTCAGTTTCGTCTTGATGAACGCAAAATGATTGAAACTGCTATGTCACTTCTCAAGGATGGCGGTATTAAGA